ATTGGCGCAAAGATTGACGCAGCAATTGCAAAATTTAATTCTTTTAGAACTGATGCGGCAAGCGTTCTCTCTTTTGTTGGCTTAGATTCTTTGGCAAATAGCGTTGCACCTTCACCAGTAAATCAAGCTGCTAGTCAAAACATCAACCAACAACAACAAGTAACTGCTGGCGGTCAAATGGACATCAACATTAAAGGGTTGCCAAAAGGTTCAAATTCAAACTTCACTCCTGCGCCTAAAAGCTTTATGAATATTGGAGTCAATTCAGTTTATGCAGGTGGATAATGACAATTTTTAACATTGCTAGATTACCAACCGCGAGTTTTAAAGGCGTTGAATTTGCCTATCAAGACACAAGCGTTGATGGCGGCCGCAAAACAATTTCTCATGAATATCCAAACCGCAAAGAGCGTTACGTTGAAGACTTAGGGGGAATTGAAAAGAAATTCTCAATAACTGCATTGACTGACAACAACGTTTCTTTTGATGACAGAGATGCTTTAATTGAAGTCTTGGAGAGTTCGGGTATTGGCACTTTAATTCATCCTACTTTTGGCTCGCAAAGCGTTGTTTGTGTTGGCTATAATGTAAGCGATAATGTCAAAGAGCTTGGCATTTCTAAATTTACTTTAAATTTTGAGGTTGCTTCTTTAAATATTTTGCCTTTCAAGCTAGACGGTAACAAAGGCTTTTTAGCTAATTTAAAAAGCAAAATTCTTGGTAAAAATGAAGCTGTTTTTGATAAAGAATGGAAAAATGTTGTTAAAGCCAAAGCAAAATTTGATTCTGCAGTCAAAACAACAAAGCAGGTTGCAAATCAAATAAATCGAGCTTCAAGATTAGTGCAAGGTGCTGCTGATTCAATTGGCGACGCAACGACTGCATTAAATCAAATTGTAAATTCTGCTAATTCTTTAGTTCAAAGTCCGTCAAAATTGGCAGCTAATTTAAGAGCCTCTTTTAATAATCTTTCTGTAGGCTACAATTCGGCAAAAGATGTTTTTGTTGTTATGTCAAATCTTTTTGGCTTCGACCAAAGAGACCGCGTTTCAAATGGCAATTCTCAATTGCAGCAAGATATAAAATCAAACCAAGACCAGCTAAACAATTTTGTAAATGCTGCGGCGATGGCGATTGCTTACAATGCTGCGGCAAATATTGATTATGCAACTTTGCAAGATTTAAATTCTGTAAATTTAAAACTAGAAGCTGGCTTTGCTACGCTTCCCTCAAATTTAGATAAAGATATTTACCAACTTCTTTTAGATATGCGGGTTGAAGCGACCAATATTTTTTCGCAATTGTCAATTAGCTTGCCAAACATAATCGACTACGAACAAATCAACCCAATTTCTTTAAATAATTTAGTTTATTCTTTTTACGGATCACTTGATTTAAAAGAAAATATCCGCCAGCTAAATCAATTTGGCGACACGAGCCGCATCCAAGGCAATATCAAACTTTTAAGCAATGTCTGATTTAACTTTAGAAGTAAACGGCATAAAATACCAAGGATTTACTGATGCTTTGGTGAATAGATCTGTTGAAAATCTTGCAAGTCAATTTTCATTTTCCACAACAATCAAAGATTCTTTTGATTTTATGTCGGGAGTTTTTGGCAAAATTCAAAATGATTTAAAAGCTCAAGATTTTGTTAAAATTCTTATTGATGATAATTCTGTTATGTCAGGTTTTATTGAAGATTTAGACATAAGCTATTCTTCAAGTAGTCACTCAATTTCAGTTTCGGGTCGAGATAAAACTGGTGATTTAATTGATAGTTCGATAATTCCAAAGCAATATTTCCAACGTAATTTTGTTCGGCTTTTAGAGACTGTTTTAAGTGATAATGGGCATTCAATCGCCGTTATTAATGACGTTGCTGATTTAAGCACTTTAGGCGCAAAAGAAGTAATTACCGCAGAAAAGGGCGACACAATCGCCGCTTTTATGGATAGATACGCCAAAAAATTACAAGTTCTTTTGGTTACAAATGCAGATGGTGATTTAGTAATTACCCGCGAAGGCAGTGATTTAGCTGTTGGTCGATTAGTTCAAGAAATTAATGGTAATAATAACAATATTCTTTCGGCTTCAATTAATATAAGCACCACAGAGCGTTACAGATTTTTTGAGATTTACTCTTCAAAGGGTAATGATGATTTTATTGCTCAAACTGTCGGGCAAAGCGGAATAGCAATTGATAGTTCAATTAGAGCGACCAGAAGAAAGCGGGTAAATATGTCGGCTGATACGGAATCAGTATCTTTAAAAAATCTAGCTAAGTGGTATGTCAATATAAGGCGCGCGAAAGGCTCCCGCTATAATTGCCGCGTTCAAGGTTTTTATACAAATAGAAATAGCGGGTTGCTTTGGCAGCCAAACACTTTGGTTCAAGTTAAAGATGAATTATGTCAAGTAAGTGGACAATTCTTAATTCAGGGAGTTTCTTTTGTTAAAAATTTGCAAGGCTGCTTTACTGATTTGTCAATTGTAGAACAGGGCGCATTTTCAATTGAAGGCGCAAATATTGCCGATGGAAGCAGCTTTGCAACTGATTTAATTGCTAAGCCTTAGTTTAAGGTGCAATAAATCCATGCGCTCTCATAGCTATTAAAATTAAATCAACAGTTGCATGAAGTTCATGAAATCCAGCTAATGGATTAGCAATTGCTGGTTGCTGTTCTTTTAAAACTTGCACTCCATTAACTTTATAAACTCCGCTTGTATTGATATTGCCAACTGCATTAATCAGGCCAGAAAAAAGAGCCGAACTGCAACTTATTTCAATATCACCATTTTTTTTAAAAGTAATTTTATTTCCAGCAGCAAAATTACCAACTGCTTTTTCGCCAGCTTCTAAAATTGGCTGAAGCAAAGGATTATATGGCACGGCAAAGGCACTTGTTTTGCTACCTTGTGGATAAAAAAGTGCAACTAGACTTCCTTTGTCAATTATTGGATTGCTGGCATCACCATATGGATGCAAGATTAAAATATTATCTAAAATCTCACCTTCAAAAGTCTTTACCTTACATCTAAGCCCGCCGTTGCTTATGCTTAGAAGTTGCGCTTTGCTAATCATAAAAATCTTGGTTTTCGGATTTTGTTTTTTGCGATTTAAAAAATACTTTTAATCAAACAATTTTTCTAAATTATGGCAATCGATTTAAAATTCAAGCAAGATTCAAACGGAGATTGGGATATTGATTTTGCCAATGGCGATTTTGAATTGACTGATGGTTTAGATTCGGCTGTTTATATGTCGGTTTTTTGCGAAAAAAGAGCATCTAGTTCTCAAGTTTCAGAGCCTAATTTAAGGCGCGGACATTTTACAAACGAATTTTCTAAAATAGAAGGCTATCAAATTGGCTCACTGTTTTGGCTATATACCCAGCAAGCTAAAAATACGGATAGTAATTTAAGACTACTCGAAGGCGCAGTTAGTGACGGCTTGGCTTGGATGATTGAAGATAATATTTTTTCAAAAGTAAAAGTAAAAGCAACAAGATCAATTTCTACCATCAAACTTGAAATCGAACTTATAAATAAACTTCAAAAAAATAGTCGATATTATAATTTATTTGCTGCGATATGACAATAACCTTTCCATCAATTACACAAATTCAAGAAAGAATTGTTAGTAACTTAATCTTGTCGGTGAACGCTGGTCAATTAAATAGCTCAAAACATATTGATCCAAACATTCGCAATACTCCAATTGGCGGCTTAACAAGCTCAATGTCTGCGGGCTTTGATGAAAATAATGATTTAATCAAAGATCTTTTAAAACAACTTTTTCCCCAAACTGCAACAGATGAATATTTAGAAAATTGGGCTTCTTTTTTTGGCATCACTCGTAAAATTGCCGTCCAAGCTTCTGGTTATGTTATTTTTGAAGGCACTGCGGCAACTTCAATTCCTGCCGCAACTGCAATTCAATCAGCAGATGGCACAGAATACCAAACTCAAGCAGCAGCCACAATTTCAACATCAACAATTGGCTTGGCTTCACTAACAAGAAGCGGTACAACCGCGACCGCAAATACTACTTCAGCTCACAATTTAGCAACTGGCGCAACCGTAACTATTTCAGGCGCAGCTCAATTGGATTACAATATCACAACTACAATTATAGTAATTTCAGAAACTTCTTTTACATTTCAAGTTGCCAACTCACCAACAACGCCAGCAACTGGCACAATTTTAGCAACCTTTACAACTGCTAAGGTTCAAGTTTTAGCGGTTGAATATGGCACAAATGGCAATTCAAGTGGCGGTTCAGAACTAACTTTAATAAGTCCAATTGTAGGAGTTGAAGCTAGTTGTTACATCGATTATAATGGGTTTTCTCAAGGCCTTGATTTAGAAAATGATGACTCTTTGCGGACAAGGCTTTTGGAAAGAACTTCTAATTTTAGCGCGCCTTTTACCGCTGGCGGATTGCCCGTTTTTATCAAAGAAAAAATAAGCGGGATCACTCGCGTTTTTGTTCAAACAGCAACGCCAGTAGCTGGCAAGGTAACTATTTATTTTGCACGAGACGGAGATGCAAATAACATTCCAACATCAGCGCAAGCCTTAGCTGTTAAGAATGCTATTATTGATCCTGACACTGGCATTAAGCCAGCAAACACTCCTGACAGTTATGTAATTGTAAGTGCTCCTACAGCCGTGCCAATTAATTTTAGCTTTTCTTCTTTATCCCCAAACACTGCCGCAATGCGGTCGG